CAGTAGTTGTGTCAGTTGAATATATTAATTTGTATGCTGTTGCAACTGATGTGATAACAATTCCGCCAGCAAAATAACCTTTTGTTGAATTTCCATTACATCCTGCTAACTCATATGTTGCTTGACTAAGGTTTGCGCTTGTTTGAGCAGCGGTAGAATCAGTTGCAAATATCAGTTTATCTGTTGTTCCTACAAGATCTGAAGAAAATCCACCTGCAAAATATCCTTTGGTTAGTCTTTCAGAAATACCAGCCAAACCTAATCTTGCTTGACTTAGATTTGCTGTTGTTTGAGCAGTAGTTATGTCTGTTGAATATGTCAGTTTGTCTGTTGTTGCGGAATAAGTAAAAAAAGTACTAGTGCTTCCACCAGCAAAATAACCTTTGGTTCCATTACCTGAACATCCTGCTAAATAACTTCTCGCTTGACTTAAATTTGCACTTGCTTGAGTGATAGTCGTCTCTGTTGAATATGACAACTTGTTTGCTGTGGCAACAACTGAGCCAGAATCCCCACCAGCAAAATAACCTTTGATTGAATTTCCAGAAACTCCTGCTAAATAACCTTTGGCTTGAGTTAAATTAGCACTTGTTTGAGCAATGGTTATATCTGTGGAATATGTCAGCTTATCTGTTGTTACCAAATATGAACCATTGTCTCCACCAGCAAAATAACCAGCCGTAGCAGTTGGCGCAGTTGGCGTAGTTGGTGTAGTTGGCGTAGTTGGCGTAGTTGGTGTAGTTGGTGTAGGAGTAGGGGTAGGCGTAGGCGTAGGCGTAGGTGTAGGCGTAGGCGTAGGCGTAGGTGTAGGTGTAGGTGTAGGTGTAGGAGCAGCACCACCACTAACGCCAGCTAAACCACTTCTTGCTTGACTTAGATTAGCACTTGTTTGAGCAACAGTTGTATCAGTTGAATATGACAACTTATCTGCTGTTGCTAATACAGCAGCACTAAATCCTCCAGCGAAATAACCTTTAGTTCCATTGCCTGAACATCCAGCTAAATTATATCTTGCTTGACTTAGATTGGCACTTGCTTGAGCAACAGTTGCATCTGTCGAATATGTCAATTTATCTGCTGTTGTCACAATCGCCGAAATATTAATTCCACCAGCAAAATAACCTTTTGTCGATCCTTCAGAAATACCAGTTAAACTATATCTTGCTTGACTTAGATTAGCACTTGTTTGAGCAGCAGTTATATCTGTAGAATACGTTAATATGTCTGCTGTTGCTAGTACAGCACCAGTGTATCCACCAACAAAATATCCTTTTGTTGATCCTTCCGAAACACTGGCTAAAGTACTTCTTGCTTGGCTTAGATTTGCCGTTGTTTGAGCTGTAGTTGTGTCTGTTGCATATGTTAGTTTGTCTGTTGTTAGTAAATAACCACTGTTATTAATTCCACCAGCAAAATAACCTTTTGTTCCTTCTCCAGAACATCCTGCCAAACCGTTTCTTGCTTGGCTAAGGTTTGCGCTTGTTTGCGCCGCAGTTGTGTCTGTTGAGTATATCAGCTTATCTGCTGTTGAAAAATAAGAAATACCAGCAGATCCACCAGCAAAATAACCCTTAGTTGAACCTTCAGAAACACCAGCTAAAACGCCTCTTGCTTGAGTTAAATTAGCACTTGTTTGTGCCGCAGTTGTATCATTAGAATATGTTAATTTATCTGCTGTCACAACATTTGCTGAATTATTAGCGCCACCAGCAAAATAACCAGCTATAGCAGGATTTGGAGTAGGACTAAATGTTAAACATCCATATTCCAAATCAGACCAATATTCAGAATTAGGAAGTGCTTGTTGATACCAAGTAATTCCATCTACAGAAACAATTGCTGTATCTGAATCTCTTGCAATTGCAATAAACCTGTCAACTGCGAACTTAACAGCAATCCAATCTTTATTTCCTGCTAATGCAACAGGAGTCCACGATACGCCATTTGTTGAGTAAAAAGCCTTAGAGTCAATAGATAGTCCTTTACGATCCAATGCAACAAATACGCCATTTCCGAAAGCAATGCATTGCATTCCATTGTTAACATTGCCAGTTGGAGTAACATCCCAGTTTACTCCATCTGTTGACCACATTGAATATCCAACTGGTCCAGTACCACTTAATGCTACATAAGTACCATTACCGTAAGCAGTTCCGTAATATATAGGTCCAAATACATTGTATTGATCCCAGTTTATTCCATCTGGTGATGTAGCAATTACATCACCACCTAAAGCAATAAATAAATCATTTACATAAGAAACTGACTGCCAATCTGACGAAGACGGCATATTGTTTTGTGTCCAATTTATGCCATCAGGAGAAATTGCATAAATATCTGTGGAAATGGCAACAGCAACAAATTTACCGTTGCCATAAGCAATAGAAAACCAATTTAATTCTGCTGGCAAATCATTGACTTCCCAATTTATGCCATCGCTACCATATATTGATTTATCAGAACCAGCTGCTACAGCAACAAACTTATCATCTCCATGAGTTATAGATATCCAAGTATAAGATCCTGAAAGAGCGCCGTCACGCCATGTGAAACCATCTGCACTTAATCCAATTTGATCTCCAAACGATATTGCTAAAAAGGCACATGAAGGATCAACAGGAGGAAATATTGGAGGAACAGGAGTTACTGGTGTAACGGGTGTAACAGGAGCTAAACATCCATGTTCTATGTCAGACCAATTTTCAGAATTTGGAAGAACCTCATCTGTCCAAGTAATTCCATCAATAGAAACAATTGCTGCATCTGAATCTTTCGCAATCCCAACAAATCTGCTGTTGGCAAATTTAACGCTAATCCAGTCTTTATTTCCTGTTAAAGCAACACCAGTCCACGATACGCCATCTGTTGAGTAAAAAGCCTTAGAGTCAATAGATAGTCCTTTACGATCTAATGCAACAAATACGCCTTTTCCAAAAGCAATACATTGAACTCCATTATCACTACCACTAATTAAAGTCCCACTCCAATTTATTCCATCTTCTGATGTAATTGCATATCCATTGGAGTTTCCGCTTAATGCAACGTAAGTTCCATTGCCGTAAGCAGTTCCATAATAAGCTACTTCACTTCCGCCTGTCAAATTATATTCATTCCAGCTTATTCCATCTGCTGATGTAGCGATTACATCGCCACCCAAAGCGACAAACAAGTTATTGATGTAGGAAACTGATTGCCAATATGCTGAAGATGATATGCTGCGTTGAGTCCAATTTATCGCATCAGGAGAAGTAGCATAAATATCTGTGTTGTAAGCAATAGCGACAAACTTACTATTGCCATAAGCGATAGAATACCAATTTAAACTTGCTGGTAAATCATTAATATACCAATTGACACCATCAGCACTGTAAATTGATTTATTGGAACCAACTGCTACAGCAACAAACTTATCGTCTCCATAAGTCAAAGATATCCAATCATAAGATCCTGAAACAGTTTCATCAGTCCATGTAGAACCATCTGTGCTTATTGCTATTTGATTTCCATAAGATATTGCTAAAAAATCACATGAAGGTGGATTTGTTACGCAACCATATGTAATAGCATTCCAATTAGAACTGACAGGAAGCGTGTGTTCACTCCAAATTAAGCCATCATATGACACAGCAATAGTGTCACCACTTGCAACAAAAGCTACAAACTTGTTATCGCTAAATATAACTTTATGCCAAGAACTATTGGATGGCATGTCTCCTTCTGTCCATGTGGTTCCGTTTGTTGAATGAACAAATTTAGGTCCACTTCCCACAATGATAAATTTATTATTTCCAAATGCTATGTCTTTTGTACCGCTTTGGAAATAAGATGATGAAATTGATGAATAATTCCAAACTGTTCCATTGGTTGATGAAACACTTTTAGATGATGCTGAAGAAGCATATCCATCTATTGTGACGTATTTCCCATTACCATAAACAGTGTTTTGCCCAAATGGTAGTAAACCTCTGCCACCAATAGAAACTTCTGTCCAAGATGTTGCATCTTCTGATATTGCAACTTTATCCATTGACAATGCAATAAATTTATTATTTACATAAGAAATTGAAAACCAAGTAGAGCTTGACGGCATTGTCCGTAAAGTCCAAGTTTCTCCATCATTTGAAGTGAAATAATCATCTGTTCCATAGGAAATTGCTAAATAATTACCAAATGAGCCATAAACGACTTTAAGTAATCCTGATATTGTGGGATCGTTACTATCAATCCAACTTGTACCATTAAAACTATAAATTGCCTTAGAACCACCAACAGCGACATACTTGTTATTGCCGAAAGTAACTCCAAACATTGATTGTGGAGCAATTTCTGTTGTACCATCTGCCCATGTAACACCATCTTGAGAAGCAACAGACACATAGTCGCCAATTGCAACAAAATTACAATCAAGTGCTGGTGGTGATGTTATGCATCCATAAACAATGTCTTTATATCCAAAGTCATTAGGAAGAGTGTTTTCTGTCCAGTTTATTCCGTCTGAAGATAAAGATATGGTATCATTTGATAGTATTGTGAATGTGTTATCACCAAAAACGATTCTATTCCAAGCTTTAGCTGATACCAAATCAGCTTCTATCCAGATTTGACCGTCATCAGAATAAATGACTTTGTCACTGTTGTTGCCGATTGCAACAAATACTCCGTTTCCAAATGCTACATCTTTTAACCCATCTGGGAATGAAGAAGTTGTAATGTTGGAAGCATTCCATGTAGAAGCATCTGTTGACCAAACGCTTTTAAATCCACCATCCATTGTTACATAATAACCATTACCATAAACAACAGATGCGTTGTAAGTTAGTATTGTTATGCCACTTAACGTAATTTCATTCCATGTTTCAGCATCAGTTGACGTGAGTATTTTGTTTGTTCCAAGAACAATAAATAAATCATTTACATAATTAATGGAATCCCAATACTCAACCGATGGCAAATTGCCAACATTAGAACCAGCCCAAGAAACACCATCAACAGATGTTGCATAGTAACTGCTATCATATGAAACAAGTACGAATTTGTTATTACCGTAGGCAATTGAAGACCAAGTAACAGAAGTAATGTATGGTAAGTCGCTAAATGTCCAATTAATTCCATCAATTGATTGAATTGCTGAATATTGTGAAATATTTATAGCTACATATCTGTTATCGCCAAAAGTTACACAATCTCCACCTATTGGCATGGTTCCAGCTGTCCAAGATGATCCATCTTCAGAAAACTGGGAATATAAATCTGATACTGCTACAAATCCACAAGATGGAGGAGCAACTGGCGTGAGACTTAAAATATGCTCTTTATTTTTGCCTTGAAATTTATCTGTCATTATAACACCTTTACTGGATTTGAAACTATAATTTTATTTACTTGATTGCCTCTTAGTGTTATTAACAAAGTTGGCATATATGTTCCTGCTCTTTGGTATTTATGGGTTGTGTAGTGTATATTTGGGTTAACTTGTCTTTGGTTACCACCATCTTCAAATACCCAAAATCTTTCTACTATGTCTCCACCAGACTGATCTATCAAGTTAAAACTTGTTGCTTCAATTCCCATTTTGTTCGCAGTCTGAACAGAATATCCAACGCTAGGTGTAGCATAAACAAATAAATTTGGTATTTCGTTTGATGCTGTTATATATCCTTTTTTAACAACAAGTCCTTGTGCTCCCAAGTTTGTTACAATTCTCAACTTAACATCAAAGCTTCCTTCACTGGAATAAGTATGGGTTGGGTTTCTTTCTAGGCTAGTTCCACCATCTCCGAAGTCCCAAAAAAACTTATTTGCAATTACATTGCTAAAATTTTGAAATTTTACAGTTAAAGGAGAAGGACCATTTAGAGGATATGCTCTAAATAATGGCTTTGGTGCTAAAAGCTTTATTTCTTGTTGTTTGAGAATGTTGTTTAAGGAGCCACTGGCTGGAAGATCTGCTGTACCTAAAGTATTTTCAATTTTTATAACAGCATCTTTAATGCTGTTGTGATGGTCTGCAAAAACTCCACCAATAATTTGCGCTCCAACGTCCCAATTAGTTTGTCTTGATCCAGCAAACCCACGAACCAAATTACTAAATGTTTGATTGGTTCTTTTCTCGTAATAAACATATTCTGGAAAAGTAGCATATTTTTCAGGCAAATTAATTCTTAAAACGCCTTTGTCTGAAAAGTTTTCTGCATTTTCGACAATAATTAAATCTGACCCGTAATTCAATGCTTGAGTTAAATTTGTTTCGCTATTATTTTTAGCAAAATAAAGTGTATCATAGTTATCAATAGCTTCTGGAAATACTGATAGATCACCAGCCAGATATCCCAAATCATAACTACTTAGTTTACTGACCATCTCCTAAAAGACCTTTCCTCGTATTTATCAATTTTAAAAATTGAACTTTTGTTTTACTAGAATTATCTAATTGCAATATCGATCTAACCAATTCTTTATTTACAGGATTACCTAACAAAAAATCTAAATTTAATTCATTACTAAATTTATTTTCAAAGTATTCAGCTTGAGATTCTGTATTATTCCAATTTTTAATAACATGTTTAGAATCAATTTTATCAAAAATTTTTGTAAATTCTTCACATTCTTTTTCATAGTTTTCTTTGTTTTCTAACAATTTATTATGATTTATTTGTAAATTTGCTAAACTTCTTTCTAATTTTCTAACCAAAAAAGGAGTTTTTCTGCTATTTTTTTCCTTTTCTTCTTCTATTTCTATTTTTTTAATTTCAATATCATCTAAAATATTTTCAATCTCCATATTAAGACTTATAAGACTTTCATATCTTGTTTTAAGTTCTCGAATACATTGCCACGCTTGAGCGTCTAATGTTAATTCTTTTCCAATGATGAATTTTTCAATTTGATAGTCGCTGTGTCTGTTAACAACGATATTCTTATCAAGTATTTCTTTTATTTTGTTTAACATATATTAATGTAGTAATGTTAATCAAGAGGCAGGTCAAAATCAATTCTAATTATATCAATTGAAGTTATAGCATTGTCTAATGTAAATCCAGTTCTTAGATCATTTTCAATGTAACCATTTAATTGATATGAATTTGTTGCTAATGGTGTTGGAACATAAATCAATGATCCATCATTATAAATTCTTACACCATTAATATAAACTCTTAAAGATCCAACTTCAAATGGAACATTAAGACCAGTTATATAATTAGTGTAATCAGGACTTAAATTAGCTGAAGGTGGCTCTACTCCATAAAAATGTCGATGTGCATTTTGCAAACCAACAGCAACTTCGGCAGAAATAATGTTAGGTTCTGTTACATTAAAGCTAATAGTTGTAGAATTCTTAAATACAATTGGTCCATTATTAAAAAAAACTGTTTTACTAATTTGATCTACTTGAATTGTTAAGTTTGTTGCTTCATCAGAAATAAGTTCTAGTTTTTGACGTTCAGATAATTCCATTCTAACATAATCAGTGCCATTGTACATGCCATCTTCGTGAGCACCAATGTTATGTAACGCTTCATTAATCTTATTGCTTTTTAGATTACCATTTTGTTCTAAAGACTGATCAAGTCTAGCCGCTAAAGTTCCAGTATTTCCAATTGCAGACTCAAGAATAGCCGTATTTGTGTCTACAGCACTGTTGATTATATCATCTCTTTGGACGAGAGCATTGATAGGCAGGTTATCAACCTGATAATAATAAGGCTGTAATGGTTGATAACTTGGAACTGATATTATACTTATATCTGGCATAGTAACATATTTAGTCTAAATCAAAGTAAATTTACTCTCCAATTCCAAACAATTTGAATATCAGATGTTTTTGATAGAGGAGAAAATGTTGCCATTGAGTATAAAATGTCATTGTTTAGCACTAAAGCCATTTCAGAAATATTATAACCATTTGCATCATCAAAACTTAGAACAGATGTAAAAACGACTTGTGTAGCGTTTGTTGAGTCAATATTGGTAACAACTGGCTTGTTTGCTCTAGTCAAACCAAAAAGACCTGTTCTATCTGCATCTACATATCTTGTGGTAGTTCCATCAGTTCCACCATCACCAAAAATCATTCTAGAGACAAACTGATTGTAAATGCCATCAATTTTGTTGGCAAGAACTTTAACTAATTCAGATCTACCACCAATAAGAACAGCATTGCTGAAATCAATGTTACTTTCTTCGCCATTCTTATTGATGATTTTTCCTGTCACATGACCAATACATTTTGATAAATCGTTCATATTTTCCCTTCGATTTTCTTACTGTCTCTAGTTAAAATAGTATAACCAATACTTTCTTCTTGAATCGAAACAGACTTGGGTCCATTAGCAAAATCAGCTAACGCAAATGGAGAAGAATTAGCAGTTTGATACGTTATCAAGTTATTACTAGACCTGTCAATATAATCAAAACTATTTCCCAAAATTGTTGTAGAATTTTCAATATACTGAATTAATTCGTAATTGACAGAGCTTCCACCACTTGAAATTGTTCCCCAATCCTCAAACCTTCCTGAAATATAAAGATAATCAGTTGAACTTATATTTACCTCTGAAATAATCGAATAAAAATAATTTGAATTTATTTTTATTAAATAATTTTCTTTAAAAGTGCTGTTGCGAATTGCATTAGGATTGTTTGGATCAGTAAATGTTGGAAAAGTTAATGGCTTTGCTAACAACATTTTATTATAATTAACATTTCCAACATTGTATGTTAATCTTTTTAATATTTTACCGCTTATTCCCACTTGATCTCCACTGACGTATCCATCAATATAGAATTCATCAGTTTCAGTTGGATATTGATCTATGTAATATTGATTGGAAGTAGAATCAATGTAAAAATAATTATTTCCTTGCAGAAGTTCTTGTATATTAGTAACTCCTGTACCGGGATCTACAACTACTCTGCCACGATTTAAAACATCATAAATTCCAGTCGTTGACTCAAAAATTATATTATTATTTTCGTCCAACAATTTATAGTTTAATCCGCCAACTGGCATATTGCTTAATGTTCCATTATTGGCAATAGTTAATTTATTATTTACGACATTGCTAATATTATAAATAAAACCAGTTAAAACGATTTCAACTTTCCATGCAGCAAGAGCATTGCCGTTGTTTACGTCATGTACAGTCTTTATCGGATAATACAAGTAATCAAAAGATTCATCGATAATGCTGTAAGTGTTATCTTCATAAACATTGAAATTAGTGTCCGCAATAATTATGTTTGATAATATAAATGTAAATTCAGTTATGTTTAATGGTTCTGAAAAACTTTCAATCACTTCAACAATGTTGTTTGTAGGATTTTCAACTGTGTAATTACCACTGTTTATGTGCGGTGACAAAATTTGTAAAAATGTTTTTGCCGGATTAACATTAATCCCCAATGATTGTAAATTTTGGGAAGAACAAAAAAGAACAATGTTTTTATTAAATGCCATTGTTGTGCCAGATTCAATGCTACTGGAATTTGCTAAAGAATTTCTAAGCACAGGATTATACAGATCAGATCCCGGAATAATATTTCTGTTAAATACATTACTTATTTCTCCAGAAATCAAAAATTCAGCACCATTATACCTTATAAGTATTTCCCAACTTTCATTTGCAGGAAGCATGTAATCCTGCATAAATCCATTAAATTGCAAAGTATGTAATATTGCATGAAAAGGAATATAGTCTGCAATAATTTCCTGCGCTTCAGTTAATCTAATGTTGGACAAATCTTGTATAGTAAGCTCAGCGTTGAACCTAGAACTTATCGTGTTCCTACAAGGCTCTACAAAATCTTTATCAATGTTTTTAGGGTCAAAACTGTCTCTTAAAGAACCATTGTATTCATCCATATTATATGCTTGTTCTGAATAAGGAAATTCAGTTCTAACCTTGCCAAATATTATTGGATCATAAAACGGATTCTTAACATTGATAATAATATCAAATAATGGGTCGCTTTCCTCAATTACATGTGTATTCCAATCTTTTTTTGGATACTTAACATATCTTTCATCTCTCGTGTCAGCTAATGGCAGCGATAATATATAACCATGTAGTTGAATCTCTTCATTGTCAGGCAATTTTTTTATCTGATATGTTATCTTTAAATGAGACCCAATTCCTAACGGATTTCCAATATATTTCATATATGATTTGCCGTTAGAAGTGTAAATTGTGATATTGCTTAAATCTAATGTTTCATAATTATCAATAACAATAGAATTTCCATTTATAGAAGACTTCGCTACTTGAAAAGAAAAATAAATATCATTTTTATCTAAACTTACTTTTTCTAGTTGAAAAATATTATCATTTAGATAAACAAAACTTTCTGTAAAAGTATATTTGGTTCCCACTTGCCATAGTTGTGAAAATTTATCAAGTTCAATTCCAGCATCATTCAGAGCTTCTTTTAAAGCCCTTATTGTTCCTTTAGATTTATTAAGAGGAACAGCTTTTTTAATTTGTTTTCGCCATCTGGTTGGGTCAGAACTTCTTAGTCTCAAATTAAATAAATTAGCTAGATATATTAACAAAGGCTCTTGTAAAACATTAGCATCAAGAAGATCAATGATTTGATTGACCAAATCTTCCATGTTTTTAAAACCAATGTTAATCGATTGGTTTAGTTTGTCTAAAATTTCGGGCGTTCTGTCATCACTTGAATATGTTGTTTTGTACATTTCTGGCAAATAACGAGTCAATAAATCATAATATTTATTTTCAGGAGTTCTGTGACTTGGATTGCTTGTATACGCTGCAATATCACTTAAAAGATAAAATCCCAAGTGTGCGCTTAAAACGTCTCCAGAAGGGTTTGGCTTCCATTTGTAACAAATAAAATAGTCACCTTCTCTTACTCCCAAAGCATCCCAATAAAAAGAAAATCTACAATATGGAAATTCATTATTTGGAGCACTCTGAACAGGAGAATCTGTATTAGGTTGACCTCTTACCCATAAAGGATTAGTTGCATTTCCTCGTTGGTAAACAATAATAGAATTTTGATAATAAAAAGGACTTGTAACAATAGTTGTTTGCCAATCGTTCAAAGCATCATTAGCTATCTTGATATTTTCTTCCGAAGGATTATTACAAGCAATATTTTTAAAATACAAATATTTTTCTTCAAGATTTTCCTGAGAAACTTGATTATCATATTCTTGCATATTTGTAGAAGCATAACTGCGTTCTATAAAATATATTGTTATGTTTTCTATGTAATAAGGATCTTCAAAGTAACATTTATTAGAATCTGGAGTTAAGAATACAAACTCGACTCTATCGTTAACTTTTGGATTATCTGTATATAATTTATTCATAGGTAAAACTTATTGCTATACTTTCTGGTCTAATAATCTCAAAATACCTTGCGTTTACAGTTTTTCCACTGTTGTCAGGATCGCTTGTTGTGAAATAAATATCATATCTGCTTGGTTGTTGCATATCTGAAAGAGCTTTGATAACATCAATGTCTCTTAAATTCTGTTCATAATCCCAATTATTTACTGAAAAGAAACTTTCAATTCTTGAAGTTATATTAGTTTTTATTTCATCTTCAAACTTTTTATAATATTTATCCATTACCACATTAACAGAAATGTTAGTTAAAATGATTTCGCCATCAAGAATGCTAAGATAATCAGTCATCATTTTGTTAGCATTTATGTGTTGCATAAACTCATATTTAAATTGACTGGATGATTTTTCTAGATCTAAATTGTTTACTTTTGTTAAAACATAAAGTTCAACAATGTTGGAACTACACCCAGAATGTCTCAATACAGCATTTGCTTTACCCATCACTCCATTATAAGGTGTTGCAAATAAATTGGCATAATTTTTGTAATCACTGCCAGAAACACATCTATTTTGAGATTGATTGTAAATTGGAAGTTTATATCTAATATCATCAATCGTTTCGCCAGCATATCCATGCTCTCCTTTAGTGTAATTTGTCAAATTGACAACCGCACTGTAAACTTCACCTGAAATTGGTATTAAAGTTTGGGTATTTACGAAGTTGCTGACAATGTTACCTGATGGTCCACCACCTATTCTGTAAACAATTTGTATTGTAGATCCAGCAGATGGAATGTATCCTGCTCTATTGTTACCAAATATAATATAAACTGAATAATCAGAATTATATTCAATTCTATATTCTCTTCTAGGAGATGATTCAGTAAAATATTTGACTTGATCCCACTTTGTGCCATCAACGCTTACACGAATGGAATCAAGCAAGACTGGACTGTAAGTTAACAAATATGCCTGATCAGTTCCACCTACAGCACCAAAAGCATCACTATAAGTTCTACCTTCTAATCCAACAATATTACTATTGATCAATGTTCCATTGTTTATGTAAATGTTTTCATCGTAAATAGGTCTATTTAACGAATCAGAAGGAAACAATTCTATTGTTGTGGTAACATTGTTATTTAATATGTCAACTGGATATGGTGTTGGTATTTCTAAATCAACATTGTAAGTCGTTTGCACTCTTGCAGACCAAAGGCTTTTACCAGCAATTGGCGGTTGAGGTTCATAACCAACAAGCTTTGCTAATCTCAAAGCATTTTCTAGTTCTGTAACCGTATCAATAAATACTTCATTGGCTATTTGATCTGTCTTAAATGAAAGAGTGTCTGCAATAAATGCCCAATTTTCAATAAGCATAATACCAAGACTTGACTCAACAAAATCATTAAACTCAGCGCCAAATTTTTCTTTAATATAAGCCACCAAACGAGACTTCATTGACCAAAAATCTTGATTAGTATAATTTAAGGAAAATATTTGAGGTCTTGTGTTATTAGCACCAAGTTTGTATGGCTTTAAATCAAACGGACATTTTTCCAAATCAGCCCCCTTCAAATGGTATTGCTAAAATTAAATTTTCAACAACATTGATTTGCTCTGGATTTATATAGTTAATTTTTACCAAGACTCCATTCTGATTTGTATAAGTTCCTTCCTCTTTATCACTTTCAGATAAATTAGCGACAACAATCGACTTAACAGTAATTCTTGGTTCCCATGTAGCAATTGCATTCGTAATCGCTTCAGTTATAGCTGATCTTGTTACCTCGTTATTAGGCTCGTAAAAAAATTTACGCAAAGGTGTGCCAAATTGAGACAACATGACTCTATCACCGGGATTAGTCAAAATTAACTGGATTAAATCACTTTTAATATTTCTTGGTCCTAATTGAGTGTAAAAAAATCCTAAAGGATTTTTTGACACCGGAAACGGAAGACCTTTTAACACAATTGCCATTAAAACTCCTAAATAATTATTTTCAACTAAGAGGTAACCCTCCAGAACACTGATCATCACCCGGAGCACATGCTTCTATATTTAGATTGCCAATTCCAATCCCAGTAGCTGCATTACTACAAGAAGCATAAACTCTATCACTTGCTTTAATACAACCATTTGGCATTAAAACCAATATTGGGAATATGCCCGGAACACACTCTTCTTTATTCGCAGTTGCTTGAGCGGTTGCTTGATCCAGTTCTGGTTTCAATAAATTCTCTGGAGGACTTACTCTATTGTTATCAGTATTGCTTGGTGGTTTGTAATCTCTACCAGCTAACAAGAATATTTTTTCGTCCACTTTGACAACATGATTTTTTCTGCCAATGTGAAAGAAATCTTCCTCTGTATAATCCAACCTGTTCGTTTTAACATATATTATCTTGTGACCCTCGATAACATCTAAAGCATTCTCTTTCGCATACAAAAATAAATTTCCACCTGATCTTACTTGTATATATCCCGATTCGTTAACATCTGGATATCCCTCTTGTAATTGAATAATATGAGGTCTTGAACCATTCTCAATAGTTTTTTGAGGAGCAATAATATCAATTGATTGCCCTTGAGTTGTTTTTTGATCAGGACTGTCATTTAATGTAATTTGTAACCCATAACCAGTTCTTAATTGCATATAAGCTGCATTAGCATTGTTCTGAGGGAATACTCCATCTTTACGACACCCGTATTCTCTTTTATTGCCCTCGTCAGACATAATAAATTGGTGTTTGCTAGTTGATGTCATAATAATACCTTGACCAGCTGAAGCTCTACCATCACAATTAGGACCATCAACAGCATCACACAAAAATATTTCATTTCCCAAAGCACTATGTAATTTTATTCCATTTGAATCACTACGAACCGTATCAGATCCACTATCAGTTCTTTCTAAATCATTCATTTCAATCAAATGACCAGTTGCTGATTTCCAATATGTTCTGCCAGCAAATTTATTGTCACAACCAAAATCAAATGCTTCTGTACTCCTGTTCCAATCCATAGATCCTCTTGGTTGATTCACAGAATCATCCATCACAAGAGTATGACCCGAAATAGAAAGTATCTGTACTCCAGTTTGAGGTAAATCACATTTATTGTTTTGAGGAGTTTGTGGACCTCTGTAAGGTCTACACTCACTTGCTTGTTTGAAAAATGGATTTCTACCATTTTGACTATCTGGTCTCTCTTGTGTTTCTGGTTTGCCACCAATAATAGTTGATTGACTCGATGACGCATCACTTGAATAAGCACAATCTGTATTTTCGCTTTTTTTATTTAAAGCTTCATTGGTAACTGTGGAATTTCCCGACATATCAATTGCTGTTTGCCCATTTGAAGCGTTATTTATGTCGTAAACAGGAGGATTTGGAAGTCCTACAATACAACTCGTATCTCCATCTTTTTGATTGTTAGCACATGTTGGATGCGCCCATTGACCAGCATAATGCAAATGGTCATCCTTAAATATCATCCAGTTCCCACAACCACTCATAATTTCAATTCTTTTCCACTTTCTATTGCATCTGGCATCCCCATCAACCATTTTCATCATGTGCTTTTCAGGAGTTTTAAACCCATATATATTGGGATATGTGGCTCTTGTTAAGATGGACTGGTCTTTACTTAATTGCGATATAGAATCAATATCATATCCATTATAAGATTCTGTATTCCAAGGAGGAAAAACTTGTGAACCATCATTTGGTCCACAAAGATATCCATTTCTTCTGCCTGCATATAATTGATTAAATTCTTCAATCGGCGTATTAAAATAACTCAACGATCCCGGTCCACGTTCTCTACACCATGTAGTTCCTAAATAATAAGCCGCTCCATTATTGCCACCTTCAAAAGCAATGATAACTGTTGACCCAGCTGGAGGAATCCATGATGAACCACTATCGTCAAATCCACCAAAAGATGATATAGGCAAAGCCCAAGGTAAACTTGAAACTTCTGAAGTAGGATCATCAAAAATTGGAGAAAACCACTGTACTCTATTTTGCTTCCAGATATCCATCGTACTAACGCAAATAGCAGAATAAATACCAAATTTACTTATAGGTTGCTTATATCTTGGATCTCGTAAATCTTTTGTTGCGACATTAAGTTCTGCAACTTTTGACTCAAGATTTTCTAATCTTTTATACATCTCTTCAGCCATGTCTGCCATATCAACCTCTAAGCTTTGTTCTTGGTGAAGGTATTTGTGTCAATTTTAAATCTGTAACCCATCCACCATCGTTTATTGTGTGATCACAACCTGTTACAGTATAAAATCCATCTGATATCATAGAATTAATTTTTGGATTTGCTAACCAATCTGTCTGAATACCAATTGGCGTTATACCTTGCGTAAAGACAGCAAATGGATTGATAAATATAATTTTTATCGCTCCACCCTTTATGTTTAAAGACCAAAGAAATCTAGGATCTCCCTGAATTGTCATGGTAGCTGTTATAGCACCAGCAGTTTCTGGTTTACTGTAGTTTTCAGCAGCAATTGCTGCAACACCAGCTTGCGCTTGCACTCTAGGTAAGTTTTTCGGAGCATCTCTATCCCAAGCATCATTTGCCACAGCTCCTCCCATCGCAATATCTTGACCCGGAGCTGTTTTTGAATTCTTTTCTTGATCAGCCTCGTTACCATCAAAAGGATTACATAAGTCTTTAACTTGTACTGCTCTAATGTTAGACCCACCACCCGCTTGACCACCTATAGCTTTATTGGGAATACCAACAAGATTTATTTTAGGAGAAAATCGTATTACTGGACTATAGTCTCCACCATTAACAACATATGTTCCTAAAAATGGTCCTAATCCGCAAAATGCCATCGAACCTCTTCTTTGAATGCAAAATGTACTGTCAGCTTCAACTAAATAAAGAGCATCATCATTCGCCCCTGTCGGGAACATCATGTAAACACCTTTGTTACTTGTGGTTACAAATGTATCCATATTTTTTCTAATAGCATCCAAAGGAGGCAAATTATAACCAGCATAAACTCCTTTTTTCGTTGCATTTGGCGCACTACCAGCACCTTTTTCTGCGCCAATACTCCACTCTCCATTAGCACCCTGTGGAGGTCTAGCCAAAATAACACGAGCTTTTGCAGGATCATCAAAGGCAATTCTTGGAGGACAATCACCATTTAACATTATCTCAGCCGCCCTTAACAACGGAACTTGTTGACCCGGTGCTCCTACCCTCTTGTTAACCGTTAAATTCGAATAAGGTCCATCTGCCGATTTTAAAATTAAATTATATCTCCATATGTTTCTTTCAACATGAACTTCTATCTGATGTAAAAAGAAATTAATGAATGGACCTATTGGTCTACCAGCAATTCTTTTGGAAGGAGAATTAACATAAGGCTGATAAACAGCTTTCTTTCCTTCAGAATTCACAAAGACATAACCAACATTAACCGAAACAATGAATATTTCTTGAGGCTTTACAACATTGTCATTGTTAATACCCTCTTTGTTCCAACATCTATTCTTATAGACTGTATTGTAAAATCCAATAAAATCATTTCCAGAAGTATCAACAATTTCTAAAGTTGCACCATACGCATTCTCAATCGACAAAGTAAAACTTTTTATAAACGCATTTCTAGATTCATTGCTTCCTAGAAAATTACCTGTAGAAACATAATATAATTGTTGTTGTTCTTGTCTTGCTACTTGCAATTGTTCATTGTCAAAACGCAAAACTCTATAGAACCTCGCCTCTACAAATGGAGAATACATTTGAAATGGCAAAGTCTCTGGAATACCTGTGGGTCCAGTAAACGGTAAAGCTCTTCTTAAATCACCGCATTGATTGTAGCTCGTACCATCTACTACAAAACTTGGAGGAATTTGATATTTTAAATTTATAGGCATGTTAAAATGTATTTATTGGTAGACGAATGGTTTTACCTGCAACAAAATCTTTTATATCATAAATACCATTTATTTCCATTATAAGCCACCAAGAATCAGGATAACCATAAACTTGAACAGAAACTAAATCAGGTCTATAAGCAAAACCTTCTGGAATCACAGCATACTTGTCATATGTGGTAACAGGATAAGTTCTCCTCTTATAAACTTCAAATGTAAGCTTCTTCTCGTCACCGTAAACATAAACTTTAGAATCTTGGTATCTAGACAAAGCATTAACGTATTTTGAAGCAGTTGCAGTTTTCGATTCTTCAATTTTATATGCCATTTTATGCCCCTAATTGTAGTATTCTTTCTGCGCCGGGAAGATATCTAGAATCGTAAACAACATCAAAGTCTAAATCTATATCAAGCTTCATAGGTAAATATCTACCAAATGGATAATCAGTATTCCAAACTTGATCAGTAGGAAAAGAAGTGGTATAACTTAACATTACAACATTTAGCTCAACACCATTATTAGCTAATAAATCACCACACTTAATGCTCAAAACAACAGGAGGAATATAAGGAATTATGTTTGCTGGATCTCTTCTAGGATATACACAAGCTTCCAAAATTCTTAAATATGATATATTTCTATAAATACTATCAGCATCATAAGAAACAAGCGTGAATTTCCACTTTATAGACCTAGCAGTACCTGCGCTAAATGTTTTGAACGGCATTGTTCTGCCCATGCCCTCCTCAGAATTGTAATTAGCACCTTTGCTGTCTGTTATAGATGGTAAACTATACATATAAACGTAAAGACCTTGTGCCCTAATATAACAATCAGGGATTACGTTAAGTTGACCAGTATTTGTAGTTGCAATAATTCCCATGTTTTAACTCAGTAATTTTTTAGTATTTATTCTGCAACATTAATATATTGCTTTGATCGCATCACTTTTTGTATAAGATCCACCCATCATGTTACTAAGTCTAGGATCTACTTTTGAATAATTCCTAGATCCATACTCATCAATCATTCCTCCAGCCGGAGCAGAACTAGACATATTCTTCAATCTATCTGAAATTTCTCTTAAAATCGAAACCATTTCTGCTGAATTTTTTTCTTGCACAACTGATGTCCCAAATTTATCACTCGGCATCGTCGCCATCTGCGCTTTAGTTCTTTCATTTGTAGTTATTAATTGATTTTCAGGAGAATATGGAACATTTCCAACTCTTCTGTTAAATAACATTTGTGGACCTTCATTAGGGTCATTGTCTGAATATCTGTTAAGGAGATTAGAACGACTACCTTCATTATTATCTGAATAACGATTTAAAAGATCTTTTTTAAGTGACAATAATTCTTCTGTTTGCAAACCTGTTCGTTTAAAAGAATTGTCTGGACTGCTTGTTGCATCTTTCATATGAGCAATCAAATTGGTATACATCTCTTCTGGTTTAGCAGTGCGGTCTTTCATATGAGCAATCAAATTGGTATACATCTCTTCTGGTTTAGCAGTGCGGTCTTTCATATGAGCAATAGGATTAGTAAACATGCTTTCTGGGCTAGCCTTGCCTCTGTTCGCATGAGCAAGAGCATTAGAGTAAATGGGTCGATTAGGAGGCATTTCTAATGTCATTTCTGACATGTTAAAAGGTCCATTGCCTTTTGCGATTTGATTAAATTCTTTTGGAACTACTATTTCACCTTCATGCAAATACGCCAAACCATTTTCTGTAATTCTGTTTGTTCCCACTTGAAAATGGTCAATAGGATCTCCCGGTTTCGGTGGTCCTCCTCTTAAATTTGGGTCTCGATCTGCTCTTTCACCCGCTCTTCTCAGCCTTTCAATTTCGTCTGTTGCCATTTTTAGAGCGTTTCTTAGTTGGTCATTTGCTATCTTTAATGCATCTTTTGCAGCGTCTGGAAGTTCTCCTGTTTCGCCAAAAGCAATAATTTTGACAATTCCAAGAATTTCTCGCATAGTTTGCCGCATTTCTGATGATTCTTTATTAATATCATGTAAAATTTTTGTAGATGGATCTAACCCTTCTTGTTTTTCAGTTGCTAATATTTGATTTGCGGATTGAATTTTTTCAATTGTTTCTCTGAGAGCACTTGTATCACCTCCTTCAGCTTTTTTCAGGACATCATCTAACATATCTGGGGTTATATCTAATGTTTTTTCTCCTCTTGCATCTAATCCTTTATTTATTTCGATTAAAGAATTTGCCATTACATTCTTCATTATATCTTTATTCGTAAAGTTCAATTTTTTATAAGCTTCTGGAGATAAACCTTGTAACGCTGCAATGTCAGAATCTAATCCTTCAGTTTTTCTTTTTGTTCCAAAAGCAGATGCACCTTCTTGGAAATTTTTGGCACCTTTAAAAGATTCGCTTATTGTAGCCAGAATGTCAAGACCCTTGGATGTCTTTAAGCTACTTTCTTTTTCTTCGAGAGCTGCTTTTTCTTTCGGTGTTAAACCTGCTTTGGCTTTTTCTTTTTTAATATCAGCCATTTTTTGATCAAATGTTTTAGTACTTTCTTCAAGCGCCTTTTTCATCATTAGCAATTCGCCTGCTTGCTTTCCTGTTCGAGAAACTGCTTGAAGATTCAAAATCATTTTTTCTTCAGCACTTAGCTTTTCAAATTGTTCCATCGAGGTAAGACCCATCTCTTCTAAAACATTGCTAAATCCTTTACTAAATTTACTCATCGATTTTTCTGATTTAGTCATAGTTCCTGTTAGTAACTCTTCGTAAACACCACCAGAATCTGCGGCTTGGCGCATAATTGTAGCCATAGCATCGCCGCCGTCTAATAGTAACTTTGTTCCATCTGTTAAATATTTTTGCATTTCTGAACCAGCATCTTCAACACCAAACTTTTTGAAACTTGCTGACATCTGCATAACATTTTTCATTGACATTGTTGTTAAATTACCAGAATTTCTTAAACTTCGTGTAAATGCTTGACTGCTTTGAACAACGTCTCTTAATTTATCTCCTGTTATACCAGTATTTCTTGCGACATCAATCATTGACTTGTTAGCAAAACCTATTTGTTCAGTAGTCATGTTACCAGCAATACTTAAATCTAAAAATGTTTCATGTAATGACCCAGCAGCTAATCCAAGTTGTCTTTCAGTGTTTAACTGAGCAACTGCAATTTTTTGCATATCTTTGCTGCTTTTTATGCCTGATCTTGCATACTTTACAAGTTGTTTTTCAAATTCGACTTCATTAAATCCAGTTTTATGCACAGATTTTGATATTTTAGTAAAATTTTCTAATATGTATCCACTTTCTGCTGTCAAACCTTGTGTTTGATGAATAGCTCTTTTCATATCAACATTAAATTGATTTATCTCTGTTGCCATTGCAAACGGATTAAAAAGCATGTCACCAATTGTTTTTGGAAAAAGTTCTGGCAAACTTAACAAACTAGTTTCAAAGTCTTTAAGAAAGTCAACAAGCATACCAACCCATGATCGGGAAGGCGCACCCGGAATTCCACCACCACCACCACCACCAATTCCACCACCACCACCACCACCACCACCACCACCACCACCACCACCACCACCAATTCCACCACCACCACGGCAGCACGTTTTCAATAAGTCTTCTATTCTTCCTAATATTGTCTTTTCAGTATCGCCCGGCACAACCGAAAATCTTTCTATAGGCATTCTGGCATCAGTGTCGCTAGTTCTTTCTATTGTATCAGATAATTTCCTAGTATTTTTTTTATTTGCTAGATTTCCATTTTTAATGTAATTGGCAATTTCTTCGACAGTTTGTCTTATCTTGTCCACTCCTGCTTCAAATTTATTTGATATTTCTTTCAACGAATTAAATAATTCTTTAAAGTCACTTTCAGTTTTTGCTTTACTCTCTTTTGTTTCTCCAGTAAGGTCTCTTTCATTTATGCCTAACTCGTTTTTTACGCCTGCCATGGTTTACTCACTTTTGTATCATGTCTTGTACTGAATTATTTATCAACTTGCTTATTTGATCTTTTACGTTTTCTCTAATTGCTTCTGATTCTTGTGGATCTATTGATCTGCTAACTGACATAGATCTAAGAATCAAATCACAATCTAAGACTTTTAAATTTTTCAGACCATTTCTCTTATATGTCCTGTACGCATCTACTATATATTCATAAGGCTTTACATTCTGATAATTGAATCCTGTACGACATCCATTTAGTTTATCTTTTTGCAATACTTGTTTAATTTGATTAAACGTCAAATAATGCAAGTTAACACCATGAATATAATTATTGCTTACATATGTTAAAATAGCCAAAGGATAGACATCATTTTTAGCAAACAAATATTGAAATGTAACAAGACTGCCACTTGTGACAGTCTTTAAACTAGGACCATATTGGTTGCCTCTGACACCTCTGGAAATGACATCTTTGAATAAACTTCCATATTCATTACGAGCCATAATTCATCTTTTCTTTTATTGCTTTGTCTAATAAATTTTTCCTGACGGCATCCATTTCTCCATAATTTGGACTTGTACCTAAAAATTTAATATATTTTGGATTAGCGATCTTGTCTCCTGATTCGTCATCAATATATTTTTTTGTTACATTTGAATAATCTTGCTTGAAAACTTTATAATACAAATCACCTTTACCGAACAAATTCAGAAAATCATAAATTTTAGAATGTGGTAATCTTGTAGGCATTGTAAGAAAATCGTGAATAAGATGTGTGTTATGTGTGTTTCCATTGCACCACACAGCTAATTTCATAAATCTGCTAATTTCTTCAGCATCTCCTTTGGAATAACCTTGAGTTAACAACAAACTTTTTGTCATTTCTGGATTGTTAGGATAAAGAAGATACGCAGTTGTCATGATTTTATTGTTTGGTAAATCATTAATAATATTTGCGAAATTGCAATTAGGAAATAATTTGTTGAGTAATTTGGCATGTTGCAAGTTTTTTAAATATTGAGTTGGATCAACATCTAAATTGTCAATTGCTTTAACATAATAGTTTTTAATGATTCTTCCATCAAATTCTGCTTCTTTAATAAAATGGTGCATAACATGTAAAAACTTATCAGGAATTTTTTTGTCATTTGAAAAACGACAACAAATATCAGCTAATCTGAATGGAAGGTAATGGTCTCTTTTAAATGTAGTTTCTGGGCTTTCTACAGTTGAAATTTCTCCAACTTTTAAATCATGTGCTCCACCAACAGGATCAGTTAGTTCTCCGTTTTCTCCATCAGAATTTTTCAACTTCAAGTAAAGAGCATTAATTGTTATGTCTCTTGTAAATGCATCTTGATCGATGTTGTGAACAAATTTAGCTTCTGTCGGAATTAAAAATCTATTTTTATTATTTTTGTTAAATGTGGAAATATAGGCTTTTTGGTTTCCTTTTTGGACAACTATTTCCATGATGTTGTTTTTTGAATCGTGTCTTGCTGGGTAGTAGACAAGTTCTTTATCATCAAACTGATGGTCACCAAACACTTTTTTGAATGGTGTTTCGGAATTCTTTAAAATAAGTATAATCTCATCTGGAGTTGCATCGGTTGCAATATCAAAATTCTTGAATGTTTTTCCGCTTAAATGATCTCTTAATGTTCCACCAGTTAAATATATGCTTTTTCTTTTTAAAGTAGGTTGAATTGTACCTTTGCTTTTATCAAGTGTAGTATAACCTATTTTTACTTTATCGCTATTCTCAAACGCTTCTATAATTGGTTTGAGTAACGAATTATTTGCAGAATCTACTTTAAAAGGTCTAAAATTACTTGAACCTTTTACGTCTTTAAGTCTAATTTTAGATAATAATTCTTCGCTCATTTTTGTATTCCTATAGCATATAAAATGTATCCGACAGTTATTGGAAGCACAATGTTATAGATAGTTATCCATCCATTATACAATAAAGTAAACATATTTTTCACATTTGATTCAGCGCCAATTTTACATTTATATAAATATTCATGTCCATTTTCAAGATTATAAATTCTATCAATCATGTTATCAATGTTGTCAACAAGCTTTTCCAGTTTGTCTTCAAAAAGTATGATTTTAGTATGCAATTCTATATGTTTGTCAATAATTTTTTCAAATTTATTATCTAATTTATCTTGGTTTTCCAGCATGATTTTAACTCTTTCATCAACTCTTGATGTTGAGTCATAAAGAATTTGTACTTTCTTTTCCAGATTGTCATCATCTGGATTATTTTTTTTTCCAGTAACCATATTTATATATATTATTTTGTTGTTAAATTGTAAATAATAACATGAAAAACAAATCGATCATTCCGCCAGTGTCTGTTATATTGCCTTCTTCTGAAGGTAGCACGATTGTAAGTGATGAGCAGTTGATGGGACTTTATGGTGAAATTTTAGAAGATTTGCGTAGTGATCGCAAGGAAGTGGATGCTATTTTATCAAATTTTGTTGAAATGGTTATGAATGAAGGTGATTCGACATCAGCTTCAAAGGAAGCTTTGGTCAATTTGGCAAAATTAAAATCAGAGATTGCAATTGGTAAAAGCAAAATTGCAGATCTTATGACCTCTTTGAAAATTAAAGAGAGACATGTTTCTAAAATTAATGCCACTCAAAATAATAATATAACAATAACCGATAGAAGAAATTTGATTGAAACGATAAATAAATTAACAAACGATAAGGAAGAACAAGATGATGAGTTTGATCAATCTTCAAAATTGGCTAATGAGTGAGCAAGAAAATCCAGCAGGACCACCTGATTCTTTTATGGGATCAGATCCGACAAGTCTTGCTCCTCAGTCATATGATAAAACAACACAATTAAGTGTTCCAAAAGTTAAATCTCCTATGGAACAACCAAATATTCAGGAACCAAGAGAACCTGATATGCCCAAAGATTCTAAAATATCTGATTTTAGTTCTTGGAAAAATAAGTTTTTTAAAGAGAGCATCAAGAACGATGTTGGCACTTTACTTCAAATGATTAATAACGTCAGAGAAGGAGAACTTTCCACCTATCAGAAAAAGTTTGTAGAAGATAATCTTCAAATTGTTTTCTTAAGGCAAAATTCTAATATTAATAAAGCATCTGGTGAAATGCGCAAAAAAATTAGAGAAGATCTCGATATGGCTAATCCGGGCGTTTCTCTGTCAAATCATTTTTCATCCACATTGTCATCAATGCCAGAATTAATAAATACATTTATTAGAATATCTGGCTATTATAGCAATAAAGCAGATCTTCATAGGAAGTACATTGCATCTTTACTTGGAGCAATTCAAGTGGGTTCTGGAGCGCAACAAGAAGATATAGTTTATAATGAAAAAACTTTTTCAATTAGAATATCAACTAGATTTAATAGTAAATTTGGACTTGTTGATGTAGGCAGGTGGTCATTGCAACAAGATGATCCAGAAAAGTATCTTGCTGATGCTGAATTAGAAAAACTTGATAGTGGCGCACCAGAAGAGAAAAGAGTTTTAAGGCATAGAATTATTGTCGAATCAATTGCAACTTCATTTGAAAAAAGAGTTTTTATTGTTAATGTGTTAGCCGATAATGGAACACTTTATTTTGTTGGCATGGATATTTCTAACATTCTCAGAAGCGGATATGATAGCGGCGTTTTCACAGTTTCTACATTCCAAAATGATGCTTCAGAAGCACTATTTGACTCCGATGGTAATCTCACAACTCTTCAAGATATTAAAATACAATATCAAAAAGAAAGCGGAGAAATGGACGAAAATGGTAACCCTCTTAAAGATAGAACTGAATTTCTTGTCAAAAGAGACGGAATTCTATTTGTGAATGCTTCCCTAGAAACATTGATGGATGCATCCGGTAGTGTCAATGGTTTAAGTGTCAAAGAACTACCATATAATGGAAATCCAAGCGACTTGGTCAATTTGACCAGATGTGTTGCTAGCGTACCAGAACAAATACTTCGCAACTGCTAATAGAATATAAGGAAAAATATCATGTTATTTAAAGAATATGTTAATCGTGATAAAACAATGACAAAGAAAAGATTACTTCTTTTAATGTATTCTTTGGAAAAAGATGGTCTACGAGTTGAAGATTTTACACACGAAGATAAACCTTATATTTTTGTCTACGCTTATCCAGTTGCCACAACATTTGAGGGTGTAAGATTTTGCATGCATGGAGATATTCTTGCCTTTCAGACGGCAAAGAAACCTGATACACAACCTTATGGTGAAGCGTATGAACTTGATTTACAAGCAATGGTAATCGATATATTTAATAACGAAAAAAATAAAACAGAAAAACATATTACTAATATGCTTCTTAGCCTTATTGGCAGAGAACTAAGAGATCATTTCAAAAAAGCCAAAGCAGCTGAAGAATATGTTTTGACTGGACAAGTAGGTGACGGTAAGAGCGCATCAGGACAAATTGTTATTAGAAATAATGGAACTGATTATGCAAACACAGTTCTTAGTAAATGGAATTAAAAATATAAATTTTAATTATTGCTAACGAGTAAACCTGAAGATGATTAATGTGAAAAATGTATCATTTGATTCGTGGTACAATCAATTGAAAAACAAACAAGTTGTCATTCCAAATAAAGGAATAGGAGATATAATAATAAGTTCTAATTATGCAAAATATGCTGAATGTGGAATTCTCTATTTTGAAACATTTTTAGATTACAGAAACAAATTCATCAAAGAATATTGCACTTCAATGAATCTTCCCTTTTATGTAACAACAGAGCAAAAAAGATCAATTATACTTAATAACAATCAATATAAAAAAATAATTCAATTTGATATACCTAAACTGTTTAACGATAAAAACAAAGACGATAAGCTAAGTAACATTTTTACACAAAATCATGGTTTTGTAAAGAATACAGATGAAAAGAATGTGCTAATATGCCCTATGGGATCACAAGACAGCAAAATCGCAAACTTTAAAAGACACATATTCAAAAATCATTTAGAAAAAATAATTGACTTGCTATTAAACAAAAATTTTAAAGTTTTTCTTGTTGGGATAGAAAAAGATATAAAAGAATATGGTTTTTACAAAAACATTAAATGGATAAATACTAATCACATAATACATGATGAGAAGAATAAAGAAGAAATAGATATAAAAAAATTTATGCAGTTTACAGTTAATGCAACATTTACAATATCAGCTGCAACATTCTTTCCAATTTTATCAAGTATGTTTAATATTCCAACATTAGTAATAAGAAGATATGATGCGTTTAACCATCCAATGTATGAAAACAATAATGATTTTTCTAATTTTTTCTATAACACAAAATGGTATAAAAGCTTGCGATTAGTTACTTATGAAGAAGTTTATGATCATTTAAACAAAATTAGATAGAATATTATATACATTAATTAAGAATAAGGATATTGCGCTTAACATGATAAAAAATAAAAAATTAGAAACTTATGAATTTAATCAATTGTTTAATATTATTTTTTTAAATTTTAATAAAAATTGCTTGATGGGTAAAGAAAAAACAAGGTTTCTGTATCAACAGTTAATGTCTATTGAAAAAAAATGCAGAACTGCCGAAATTGGTGTTTTTCAAGGATTTTCTTCAAAAATTATTGCTCTTTGTAATGGTGGGAAAGAACATTATTGTTATGATACTTTTTGCGGTGTGACAAAATCAGATTCTAGTATAGATAAACATATTGATGGGGATTTTAACTACCCTTTGGAAAAAGTACAACGAAATATCAATTTGAATAATGTAATATACAAAAAAGGCATTTTTCCCGAAACATTTGATGAAGGAAATTTAGAATTTTCTTTTGTGCATAGCGATACTGATACTTATTTTGGGACCAAATCTTCATTAGACTGTTTTTCAAAAATTATGTGCGAAAACGGTAAAATATTGTTTGATGATTATAAATGGAGATATTGTCCCGGTGTGGAAAAAGCAATATCTGAATTTTTATTATCAAATAAAAATTATAACTCACAAGTTAACGGAAATCAATGCGTTTTAACTAGAATTTCATAAAGTAAAGCAGGATACTAATATCCTGCTTTACCATTTTTTTGCTTAGCCAATAATCATACTTTTAATTTTTGAAACAATCATGTCATAAACCATCTTAACCCACATAGGCTGAGGAAGAAGGTTCCATCCAACGATTAAACCACAACCGAACCAAAACATTGCATCCATCATGGTATCACCTCCAATAGTATATATCCATAATATTTTAAATTATATATTTATCCAATTATCTCACTGTATGTGGAAATTACAAACTTTATTACTGTTGGCAGTATTTTAAGCGTTGTTTAACCTACGAATAATGCCATGAGAATCGTTTTTTTATTTAAATGCTAGTTA